GCAGATGCAAAACGCGGCGCTCGACCATGACAAAAAGATCATGGACAAGGCAAGCAAGTGGGCGGTCAACTATGTAGCAACCGTCCGTCCTACCGTGACTTACATCTTCGTGTTGGAGCTTGTACTTATCAACATGGGTCTGGTCTACTTCCTGCTGTTTAAGCAGGGACTAGGAACCCTGACCGTGGATCAGTTTATCGCCGCTACCGACCTTATCTTCTCTGAGGACGAGATGGCTATGCTTGGCGGTATTATTGGATTTTGGTTCGGGTCACGGGGATGGTCTAAGAAGTGAGAACCTCTGACAAAGGCATCCACTTGATGCACCAGTTCGAGGGGTATAGAGATAGGGTCTACCTATGCCCGGCCCACCTCTGGACCGTGGGGTGGGGAGAGGTGCTACACCAGGAGCAGATCAAACTGCCGATGGTCCGCACAGAAAACTACACCGGGATGATTCGTAAGGAGTTTCCCCTTGCACCAGAACACAATCGACAATGGTCGCGCTCCGAGCTGGAGGAGCGCTTCAAAGCTCTGCTCGGCAGTTTTGAGCGTGGTGTTCTTCGACTTGCTCCCAATCTTACTGGGCGTCAAGGCTTATTTGACGCTTGCGTCGCTCTTAGCTACAACATCGGTGTCGGAGGGCTTCAACGCTCTACACTACGCCAGCGCATCCTACGAGATGAACCCTTGGATAGCATTGCTGAAGGTTTTTTAGTCTACACAAAGGGCGGCGGTAAGGAGTTACCGGGACTGGTCCGGCGGCGTAAGGCTGAAGTCGCGCTCTTCCTTAACTAACTCCAAGATCCTGTCTTTAAGCTCGTAGGTCAGTTCTGGCCCGTTCTTTTCCTCGAACCTCTCCAGCCACTTCCTCCTCTCCGCTTTTGTCCTCATCTTCAACACATGGCGGGCAAGCCCCTCTATCTTTGCCTCGTGCTGCGACATCATTACTTGTAAGATTTCTTTCTTGGTCGCCCAAAACTCACCCGTGGCGGGCGTACTCACCATGCAAAGACTTTCTTGCTGCTCGGACTGCTCCTGCCGCAGCTTTCTTAGAAGTAAACCTGCCGATATAAGTTCTTTTGCCATTCGCGCAGATATGTGCCTCGTAAACCCCTTTTTTTCGCTCGTAGACGCCTTTTATGTTGCTCTTGGTATGGGAGTACCTCTTCGCGTTCCAAAGGTTCTGAGAGCAAATTACGGCCCTTAGATTGGATATTCTGTTATCGGTCTTTTTTCCGTTCTTGTGGTCCAGCATCTTAGGGAAAACCCCATGATGGTAGAGCCATACAAGTCTGTGGGCAAAATAGTATTTCTTATAAATTGCTATCCTGACATACCCACGGGAGTTTACTGATCCAGCGGGACGGTTAGCGTAACGCTTATTCCACATCTTGTAAGCGTTGATGCGCTTAAAGTCCTCGGGCGGCCTGTCGCGCCAAAACAACACCCCATGCTTGTAGATAAACAGCCGCCTTACAAAGTCTTTATCCACGCTTGTCGTAGTTTTGTATGATCCTCAACATATCTGGCGGTCTCCAGCCCTGCGGTTTTTGGATCTTGCCATTCTCGTCGCGGATTACTGTTCCGAGTTCTGGGTCCACCTTTCGCAAGTTTGTGATCGTGACCGCATCCCATCCCTGATCCACGGGCAAATCCATCGTCCGAGACAGCCCAACTAAGACCCAGATGGTGTCACAGATGGCATCAAGAGCATCCGCTTTTGCAAGCTGCTCGTCCTGCAAGTTCTCGGAGGCGTGGTAGTCAGCCATCGCCTGCTCCAACTCCCCCATCTCCTCCCGCACCAAGTCCAGGTAAAGCGAGACCTTCTTGGGATCAGGTCCATGTCCAGCCGCCTTCATAAAGGCATCTACGTCGTAAAAGATACTCATTTCTTTTTCCTCGGCTCTAATTCAAGAATTGATTCATACACGCGCTCAAGATCGTGTTGCCAATCTTGCAAAAGATCGAGTTGCACTACCCTGTCAAGTTCAAAAAACTTGGCGTCCAACAAAACTCGACCGCCCTCTTCTTCGTATGACAAATAAGCACAGTTCATAGTCACCTCAAAACGGAAGATCGTCAGGAATGTCGTCAAACGTCGGTTCTGGCTTGGGCTTTTTCTCTCTCGGCTCCTGCACCTTTAGGCTCATATACTTGCCATTCTTGCCTTCTTTTAGCCAGGCAGCAAGCTCGTATTCCTTTCCGTCTACGTTGATCTTGCCTTTGTAAGCCGGAGCCTTTTCGTTGGGCGATTCGTTCTTAAACAAAACGCCAGAGTTTGTGTAATCAGCCATTCTTTCTCTCCTTCACGCGATAAGCCGCAAAATGTTTTCCGTTCTTGTGAACAGTTTTTGTAGCTACGATGTAGCCCATATTCTTCAAGTCCTTGATCCTCGCGGCCAGCCGCAAGCACCCACATCCTAAGTAAGCATCCAGCGGTGTTATCCACTTTCTCCTACCCTCCTTCAACACCCAGTCGGTCTGTGTCATTTTGCCTCCATGTAAAGACCTACATTGCCAAGGCTATACCCCAGAAAAGCAATGCCCAAGCCCCAATTACCGCGAACAAACAAATCCACCGCGACAACAAGATAAACAATTCCGATCCCCGCTATCAGCCACGCCGCCATTCAAGCCACCCAGATAAAAGCATTACGGCCATGATAAATAGCCAAAACTTTAGCGGCCCCAGAGAGTCCCAATCCACCACAAATACAGTCCAGTTCATTGCATCTCCTTTTCTACGTTAGCCAAGAAAGCCTGAACCTTCTCTAGCATCTCGTCTAGGTCTGATTGCTTTGGTTCAAACCGCACGATAAAAAGTTGCTTGGAGTCTCTGACCCTGTTGTCAAAGCTCACAAAGTCCACCCACTTCCTGCCGGTACACAGCAGTTGGCAGATCATCTGTCGCTTGTATTGCGTGGGGGCTTTGTTTTCGCTTCTGTAGCGGAGGTGTGTTGAGGTTCTTGGACACTTGATTTCGATAAGCCCCTCATCTCCGACCAGTCCGTCAGGAGAAGCGCCAAAGAACGGGATCGTTGGGTGGAGCCAGAAGCCCGTTTGGGTGACAAAAGTCCCTGTGTGGGCCTCGTATGCTGCGCGGGCGATGGGTTCCATTTCGGTTCCGCGTTGCATATCTGCGTTGACATAGGCTTCTTCGACAATCTGAGTTTCTCGCTCTGCTACCAGTTGCCACAGTAGATTTTGGTAAGCCGCAGTTGTTTCGGCGGCACAGAAGTCATTAGCCCGTGATGCTGTCGCACATCCCAGCCTGGCTTTCAGCCACTCGGGTGTGCCTTGAGCGATCTCTTTCGAGTTCATTTGATAATCTCCTCTTTGCGTTTACAAGTTCACTTTCAAGCCTGTCCACCGACATCCGCAGTCTTTGCGCCACGGTATGTTGTAGATGGTACGGATACATTATAAAGCGTGCTTTTAGGATTTTGCGGTATTTTTCTGGAAGTTTTCTGACCGCTTGTTCAATTATTTCACCGTCTATCATGTCCGGTTCAATTCGCGGTTCTTCGCCCTCAAAGACATCCTCGGATTCGTAGTTACCCTCGGCAGAGGCGGCGCTGGTACGAACCTCGGGGCCAAGATGTCCCCAGGCGCACCACCAGGCCCAATTTTTCAATCTTTCTTCCGAAACCATAAGTCGTAAAGTTCTGGCCTATTTTCCCGAATCCAAGGTTTCGCGGATTCTATAAGTTCCTTGCTGTTCTTGCCAACCGTCTGGCTGCCGGCATGGTGGACGTAGGCTCGGGAGATGTAGTGCTTCCAGCCAAGTTCCTGCTGGTCCAGACATTGCACATCGTCGCTATACCAATCTATAGGTGGAAAATCTAAGTAAGCCTCCTTGTGGATGTAGGCGCAGATCGGGGCAATAACGTCTGTCTCGATAATGGCGTCCTCAGTCTGGAATCGGAACCACCGCATCTCGCCCTTGCCAAGACGGATGTTTTGTAGACCTCTGGCATAATCGCTCCTAGTGGCTACCCAGCCAAGGGGGATGCTTTTGCTCCTCAAAAGCTGAACATCTTCGGATAGCGTCTGCCAGGTCGTCGGAGTGAACACAATGTCGTCGTTACACACTACGATTTCGTCGAACTCCTTAAAAGCCTTCTTGACAATAAAGTTATAGGCATCCCCGAAGTTGGTGGCCGTATTATCAAACGTGATAGTCCTGTGTCTTGGAAAGATCATCTTGGAGCCAGCCAAGAACACGGCCACATCTGTCGGCACATAGGATGTCACAGAGGCTGCTAGGGTAACCAAGCACCTAGCATGGACAGTAGAGATTACGATTGCCTGCACAGTTCTAAAACCTCCTCTAAAAGCTCTTGTTCGGTAAAACCATAGTGTTTTGGAAAGCCCTTTGTCCCTAGGCCGTGGACTCCCGTTTTGCCACGGTGGTGTTCTGGGCAGAGCGGAATTGCTGAATAATGGGAACTACGCCCCCAGCCCTGTCCTGCCCGCAGGTGGTGTATTTCAGCAGGCGTTCCCAGAAAGCCAAGTCTACGGCAGACGATACACCCGAGTTCTGCGACTTTGGATAAGTGTTTTTTTTCATCTTTGGTCATGCAAATAATAAGTCTTGAGTTGGAACCATACCACCAGAATCATACTGTTTAGAATCGCCTTTTGGATAAGGTAAAACTTCATACCGCAACGCAGTTGATAAAACTTTTTTTTGAGTTTTATTTCCTACAATATAAACGTACCTGTGTTTTGCGCTACGATGCATTCGTAGTTCTGAATTACCTTTGTTATGACGAGAGTGTTTTCCATTTTCGGCGGCCATATCCGTCCGTTCTTTTGTCGTTCCAGTAAACAAAAAATTACACGCTTGGTACACATATCCAACATGGCCCATTGCTGTGTCTGCATAAGAAACCACAACACATGGTTTTGGTAACAGTTTTAGACTGTTTGCGACCAAAAAACTTGCTTGGTTTTTTTTATTATCTAGCAAACACAACCTATTTAACTCAAGAACAATATCTTTATGCTTTTCTCCGCACACCCCGATGCACAAAAATGGACTTGCTGGCATCCCATAGGTGACGACACCAATAAGAGAATTTTCTTTAAACAATCCAAATGCATAACTTATAGACGGAAGTCTTTTTGCGTAATGTTTTTTTAAAATCCAAGGTGTTGTTTCTTCGGATTTTATTGGCAAAACTTTCATTTTCCTTCTAACCACATCTGGTAATTGATGCGCATATTCCTGCAATCCTCTTGTGAAAGGCTGTAAGGCGGGTTTGGATTCTTGGTATACATCACCGACACTAGTTTCTTGCGGAACTGCTCTGGGTCAAAGTCTAGCCACTCTAGGTAACCGTCGCTTGTGTTAAATAAGAAATCCAGCGCATCCCTCGGTAATTGGTTCAGCATCTTCTTGCCAGGTGTCTGGCAGGCATCTCGTACCGCGAGACTAACGACTGCCGATAGTAGTCTCTTACACGCGACTGCTTGATCCATAGTTTCTTGTCTCCTCGGAAAAAACTACATAATGCTCGGCTGACCACTTTATAACCTTTTCCAGATAGTCTGTAAACTCGTTTACCCTAAGTTCTGCCGTACTTCCCTCTAGCATCTTCAGGCTCCCGTCCGGCAACTCCACCATCCGCTCCGGAAGGAACAACGCTCGCAGGTACTCGTGCCACATACTCGGCTCGTATGCTTTCCCAGGTACGACTTGCTCTGAGATGTCGGTAAGTATGGCCCAGTAGTAGCGGTTCTGGTCCAAGGAACGCTTGGGTTTTCTGATCTCCAACACCATGCCATCAGCAGCAGATTCCACAAGCTGCTTGGCAATGTCTCTGTTATTTGCGGTAAGGATCATGCGGCTTTCATTGCCTGGCGCATGACTGCAACCTTAAACGCAGGAAAGGAGTCAAATTTAGATGGGTCTAAACCAAGTTCTTTTCCTTTGGCTTCGATCCCGCTTGCGGTTTCGTGCCAAGGTTTCTCGTTTACGACACCGGCTAACTTTATTTCTGTTTCGTCTGCCCAGCGGTGACCGCGCAACCAAGAAGCAGGCATAGGTATGTAACCTTCCATCCAAGTCTTGCTTTTACTCTGTTGTAGGATTGCGGAGATAAGTGCCGACAAACTCGGGCGAGCATCTATTGTCTGTGACCACGCTTTTTTAGCGTCAGGTTTATTTTGTTTTCTAGGATAGGCGGTCCAGAATTCATCAAACATCTTCAGGTCATCAGCCCGTCTGCTTAACTCTTTCTGTATAGCTGCAATGGCGTTGGCTCTCTTAGCCTCCCACACTTTTCTCTTGGCTGTAGGGTACACCTCTAGGTATTTCTTGAGATCCTCTAGTAGCTTCACAGTCCCTCCTCGTACAAGAATTCTTATATTTCGCCCAAACTGCCCCCTACCCCAACCAGAGTATGAGACAGGATTTCGCCCCCGGTCTATGCCGGACTCCCATGCAACGGACTTAAACCGTTCACCCTCGACTTGGGAGTGCTGCCAGTCGCAGGATTCTTGCGGATTTGCACCGGCTCACAAACATCGTGGCTTACCTGTACCCTTTTCTTCCACGCTGCGGGGTTACGCACTTAGTCGGCCTGGAGTGCCGCCGGAAAGCAAAAAACCCCTTAGTGAGACTTGGGCTTGACAGGCCAGCACGGGAATAGGTGCGTGCAAACAAGCCTCACTAAGAGGTTCTTTCCTATTCCAAACGTGCCGGTTCGTCACTTCCGACACCGCTAGGATAACATGAGTCCAGGGAAGTTCAAACTTTTTTGTAATTTAATTCAAAAATAATTTTGTTACTAATTTAGTTCGACCACTTTAACCGTCCAGCCGTCCTTGAGCTTGCCCCATCCGTGGACCTGGACCCGCCAGCCCGACCGTACCATCTCTTGGTAATACTCGTTCTCGACTATCTTCTTCTGCCGCGCCGCAACATTGCTACGGCTGGTGGTCTGGACTGCCAGGGTCTCCCCGTTTCCTATGGCTAGCAGGTCAATACACCCAAACAGGTCCTGCCGTATGCGGGCAAAGTGGTTCCAATGCTCCACGATCCAGACGGAATAACCCTGCTCTCGTAGTAGTTTTAGGGATCGCTGGGTAGGACTCATGTCGCGTTTATACAACTTAGGGTTACACCTAGCAAGTTTTTTTACAAAGTGCTTGCAACTGTGTAAGAACCGTGTAAGATTCTGTTCATGGCAATAACGCCAGGCTTGAAGGAGATAAAAAATGAACTACATCGCATACGAAGTTTTTAACGCAAGTATTCGTGATATGTCGTTAGATCAGCAAATTAAATCCGGTATCAATGATTGGTGTTGTGAAGATAAAGACGGCAACCCACATTATGGCCGTAAAGAACAAGAAGCAATAGAAATTGCCCGTAATTGGGATAACGCTTAATCAACGGGGCTTCGGCCCCTGCTCTGAGGAGGGCAAATATGAATTACGCAGAACGCGCATGGCTACTACCACCGTCAATATCTCTTAAAAAAGAGAAGCTGCTTACACAACTTGATAAGTGGCAAGACAAGAAAAAAGCATTAGAAAATCTACAGACAGAATGGACGCCTGAGCAAGAGCGCGAGTACGACAACATTCTGGACGAGATCCGCTTTTTGCAAGTCGAGATCGAGGTGACACTATGACTGCCGCTGAATACCACCAACAGCAACTAGAGCAGCAGGAGTGGGAGGAAGATTCTGTCCGCTTAGAAAATGAAGATGGCAGTACGCTTGGCATACATATCTGGGGTGATAGCGATACCGTCTACCTGAATATCAACAGAGATCATGCAATGTCAATCAGTACGCATCTCACAATCGAGCAGGCAGAGGTAATGGTAAAATTGTTAGACAACGCTCTGAGGAGGGCCAAAAAATGAGTAATAGTGGAATCGTCAATATCCGTGGCAAGGAATACCAAACCGTTGCACTACGGGTTCAGAAATTTCGTGAAGCGCATCCCGACTGGGAAATCTCAACTGAGATAATTGAGGCAAACGAAAAGTTTGTCATCATGCAAGCTCGGATCTACAACACAGAAGGTAAGTGCATTGCCACCGGCCACGCAGAGGAGTTCAGATCTGCAAGTCAAATCAACTCCACATCCGCGCTAGAGAACGCTGAGACCTCTGCAATTGGCAGGGCATTGGCCGCTGCTGGCTGGGGTGGAACTGAGTTTGCCTCTGCCAACGAAGTCCAAAACGCAATTCATCAGCAAAACAAAAAAGTAGACGCAACCAATTTCGTAGAACAAATCCGAGGAGCTAAAAATGTGGAAGAACTCAAGACGCACTTTGCATCTGCCTTTGCCGCAACAAAGCAAGACCCAGTTGCCGTTGCTGCAATCACCGCCGCAAAAGACGCAAGAAAGCGGGAACTGGCTGCTTGACGGATTTGTGTTTGTAGCGTGTTGCGCTACGGGCTACATGATTCTAATTATGATAGGAGGGCAGTAATGTATGAGGCAGATCATGCAGTTCGCATTATCCAGCTTGGGTCTCGCCTTCAGCACGAAATGGCGAGATCTTATGATCCAGACCGAGACGCCATCGTTGCGTTATGTCAGGAAATCGAATCGTCAGCGGTCGCAATCTATGAGTGGGCCAGAGGGATTGAAAGCGAGTCAGAGCATGGGTAGAATCCTCGACCCCGACTGGTCGCAGTTTCAATATGTTCCGGCTGCCAAGACCGATCTCAGAGAATCAATGGAACGCTATAAAAGGATGGTAAGTGGAGAGGATAAAAAGTTACATAATGTCCAGAAAGCTGGTGACGGTAGAGGAAATCATGGACAGGTTCCTAGTGGGAAGGACGACAGCTTACAAGGCACTAAACTCGCTGTTGTCCGAGGGAAAGGTTAGGCGGTATGTCAAAAACCGAAAGCGATATTTTCGTCCCAACCATAGCCCAAATCTCGGAAGCGGCCACCAAAGCTCTAGGGCAGAAGTGCTGCTTCAGTTGCCAGACTTGGAAGAACTTAGATCAGGGCTCAACACAAATTTATAAGAGGAACAGATGGAGATGCTTTTCGTGTCAAAAGAAGTTGCGGCCATTATCGCGGTCGGGATCGTGATCCTTGTTGCGATTAGAGTCTGGAAAACTCCGGCCCCAAATTGTTGCGAGCATTTTGGATTTAATTGTAGAGAGGGGCGTGATTGCCCGCTTAGAAAGGAGAGGAATGAAAACTACAGACCGCATTTTTGAACTGGTCTCAAACTCAACCGAGGCTGTAACCTTAAAACAGTTACAGGACCAGCTTGAACTCAAGCCAGGCATTGTCTCTGGTTCGCTTGCAAGTCTGTGCAGGGCTGGCCGACTGTCGCGGGAGAAAGTAGAAAAGACAAACGGCAACGGACCAAAGCTGCAATGGGCATACAAAACTGTTGCAATTCAGCAACAAAATCATGTAGAATCATCGGTGGAGTAGTGCGCCCTCCTCAGCACACTCCTTCAAGCCCCTCGCCCCCCTCGGTCACAAGCCGTTGGGGGCTTCTTTTTGGAGAACACAAAATGTACGGTAAGAAAAAGAAACCCACGCCTGGCAAGTACGGTCCTAAGAAATGAAGGGTCCAGTCATTATGATCGGGCTGCTCGGCAAGCCTAAGATGGGCGAGAAGCCTGAAGGCGGCTTGCTGGAGCCTGATATGGAGCTTCCAGAGGCTTTGACCGACGAGTCTGTAAACAAGACCAACAAAGCCAACGCTGTCCTGAAAGCCAATTACGGTCCTTCCGAGGACAAGATGCGCTATTGTGGGAATTGCGAGTATTTCAACATGGAACTCCCGACCCTTGGCAAGAAAGAGGGTTTCTGCGAAATTTGGGAATTCAAGTGCATGGACTCCAACCTCTGCGCCGCCTACGAGTTTGGCAAAGAGGAAGAGGAAGAAGAATCCGACATGGAAGGGGAAGATTAAATGCCATTTAAGTCCAAGCAACAGGCCAAGCTCATGTTTGCCGCTGCCGCCTCTTCCAAGGTCGCCAAGGCTACCGGCGTCCCCCAGAAGGTCGCCAAGAAGATGGTCAAGGAAGGCCAGTCCAGCCTTAAAAAGCTCCCGATGAAGGTCAAGAAATGAAGCCGGTCTGGGAGAAAAAGCGCCCCAAGTCCCTCGGCAAGCCAGACCCCTTGTCCAAGAAGGAAAAGAAGTCTGCCAAGGCGATGGCTAAGTCTGCTGGTCGCCCCTACCCAAACCTTGTGGATAACATGAGAGCGGCGAAAAAGAAATGAAATGGGAAAAATATAATGCTCGCACTACTCGGAAGATGGCTGAATACAATAGTGAGGGTGGTAGTGTTCGCAAGCCCGTCCGGTCAGTTGAGGGTGCAAGCACAGGCGACAAGTACGACCGCGCCAAATTCATCTACAGAAAAGCAGCCCAAGCACTCTCTGCTGGACACCCTCTCAAAGACAAGAACGGAGAGGCTACGCCCGCCGCCCTCCAGTTCAAGCGATGGGCCGCCAAAGTCCCGCAAAACCAAGCCGACCTCCAAGCCCTCAAAAGCCTCGGGGCGCGGCTCAAAGAGCGTTACAAGCCGAAAAAGTGATTCTAAACCTCGGGTCCGGTAAGGACTGGATGCGGGATGCGATCAACGCCGACATCAACCCCGCCAAGAACCCCGACTGGGTGCTAGACATTACAAAGGTTCCGTGGGGCGAGCGCATTTTTACTCGGCATGGTGAGCATTTGGTCGAGCCAGGAATGTTCGAGTGCATTATTGCCAACGACGTCTTGGAACACATCCCAGACCTTGTAACCGCAATGACCAACTGCAAGGAACTCTTACACGAAGATGGCGAGTTCCACATTCACGTTCCCTACGATTTAAGTTACGGAGCTTGGCAAGACCCCACTCATGTCAGGGCGTTCAACGAGAAGTCTTGGCTGTATTACACAGACTGGAGTTGGTATCTCGGCTGGAAAGACAGGTTTTACTTACAAAGTATGGAGTTTGAGTTATCGGAACTGGGCATAAAAGCAGTCGCCGCCGAGAACCTCGACATAGAACAACTCACCATGCTTCCCCGTACAATAGACGCAATGAGAATCGTTCTCACTAAGAAACCATGACCCCATTAGGAACGGCTTTCGGAAGGTTTGATGCGCTAAAACGGCGCTTATACGACCTTATCCAAAATCCGTCCCTAGCCGCCCAGCAGGCTTTGGGAGGTATTGCACAGTCGGCACAAGAGGCCCAGGCATTACAAAACCAAGCCTTTGGCAACCCGCAGCGCCCGCTTCAGGTTACAGACGAGCAAGCACTAGCAAGGCTTACAGGCATGATTATGAGCGGTCCCTTGGGGTTTGCTCCGGTTGGAATGACTTACAGGGCCACAACCCCGCTA